TCGATGTCAGAGATCATGCGCTCACGGCCATCCGTGCGGGAGTAGTGCCCGCGCACATAGTGACGGCCACGGTTGGCGTAGCTGTTGCCCCGGTTGTAACCGTTCCCGGCATCGTGGCCAAAAGTCCCGCGCATGTCAGCTTCCCACTCACCCGCACGGCTGTAATCGCCGCCCTCGCAGTAATCCTCAATGCGGTGGATGTCCAGAATGATGTCCACGATCTCGCCGATCATCTCAACATCGCCCGGGGAGCGGTTCTTTTTGTCCGTCAGCTCCATGAGCTCTTCGCACATCTCATCCTTCAGGTGATTCAGTTTATCCAGCATGACTTTATCTCCTTTCTTATGCTACCCGCTCAACGATCAGATTGCTGTTTGCAATGCTGACTGCCTGCGTACTGGTGTTTTTAACCGACACGGTCACGCAACAGCCACGCGGCACCTCGATGAAAGCAGCCACGAAAACGTTGAAGTAATTTTCGACTGCCGCCGGGGTAACAATGGCAGTCGCACTGGTCAGCGACTCACCGCCGACAGCCAGCGCCACGGAAACAGGTCCCACAGTGCCGCCGGTTGGAATGGCGATATTGCCGCCAAAGCTTACCTTGAAGCAGGCCCTGCACTGCCCGCTGGTCAGGCCGCGCAAGGTCACAAGGCCGCTGCCCTCACGGTGCACAATGCACGCAGGCGCTTTCACTGCGGTCTCGGTCAGGGGAAGGTTTTCACCCGCTGCCACGCTGACGGTGTTAGAATTGCTAAATTCAGCCATTATCCAAAACCTCCTTTTCTGCACAAACAGGCGCATTTACTGCATAAACGGTTTTTAAGATATCCATCCAAGAATTGGATGGATCTGCTTTTTCCGTATCAAGCAGGGTTTTCAAAATGAAAACATAGTTGTTCAATTCCATCATGCTCATTTTGTTCTTATCCATGCTGTACAGATAATCTACAAACTGCTGTTTCAGCTCTGCTACGGTCATTCAAATGCTCCTTTCATAGAAAAACGCCGGGACTTTTGCCCCGGCGCTCTGGTTTGCAAAATCAGCTCAGGGGCTGAACATTTCCCATTTTGGAAAAAGTTGCCGTGATTCGGTTATGCGCAACCGTTGCAGCCGCAACCGGTGCCGCAGTTACCGTACTGGTAGGGTGCGGGTACCTGGAATGCGGGCACAGGGCGGGGGTTGTAGTAGGCCAGCTGACCGCTCATGTAGGCCTTGAGTGTTTCGTTCTGGGCTGCCTGAGATGCCGCAAGCTGTGCTGCGAACAGCTGCTGACCCTGCTCAGCGATCTTTGCGTCCTTTGCCTCGATGCGCTGTGCGGTCAGGGCGTCAAGGATGGCGCGGGCGTTCTGGTTCTGGTTGTCGATGATGTCCCGGGTGGTGTTCTGCACCGTGTTCCGGGTCTCGCAGGACTGGGTGGCCAAATTGTAGTTGACGCCCTGAATGGCAGAGCGGTTCTCGCAGCAGCACTCCTGCTGCTGCATCTGCATGGCAAACAGCTGCTGCATGAACGCCGCCTGCTGGTTTGCGCGGCTGATCTCTGCGGACATAAAGCCGTTGTTCACGGTCTGCTGCACGCCGTTGACAAGCTGAGCCTGCTGGTAGAAGCCATCACACATGCCGTTGTTGATACCATCCATCTTGCGCTCGATGTTGGCAAAATCGGAGGTCAGGACGTAGCCGTCAACGACACCGGCACCGGTGTTGCCATTGCCGCCCCAGTTGCCGCCCCAGCCGCCGCAGAAGGCGAACAGGAACAGGATGATGATCCACCATGCGCCATCATTGCCAAAGCCAAAGCCGTTGCCGCCGTTGGTGTTTGCGGGCTGAACAGGCATGGTCAGAACCGCAGAATCGGAAGAAAGAGACATTTTTGTACTCCTTTCGTGTGTTTTGAATGATTTTTATGCTTGAACCGTGGCCACGGTTACGGCTTAATGGAGGAACTGCTGAAACTGCTGCGCCATCGCCTGCAGCTGGTTCAGCTGGTTTTGTGACATTTTGCCGGATTGCAGCAGCTTTTGCACCTCTGCTTTCGGGTCGCCTTGAAAGTTTGCACGGAACTGCTGGAACTGCTGCATCATCTGCCCGAACTGACCCATAGGGTTTGGCATGGCGGGCATACCGCCGCCCAGTGCGTTAAAAAGAGGGTTTGCCATACTTATTTGACCTCCGTTTCAGGTTTTGCAGGCTCTTGCTTCTCGAGCGCCGCACAGCGGGCTGCCAGAGCGTCAAACTCTGCTCGGGTGACAAACTCCCCGCCGGGCTGCTGCGCCGTCTGAGAGGGCATTTTTGTCGCCGTGGTGCGTTCCTTGTAGTCAAAGACGCGGAGAGGCAGCGGCATCCCGCTGGCGTCGGTGCTCTTGATGTAAAAAGCGCTGTTTTCGCTGTCCATCAGCAGTACGCTGTTGCCTGCGGCGACCATATAGGCTTTTGCACCCTCTTCTCCCTGCACCCAGATGATGGAAGGCGTGGCCTGTGCTGTCTGTGCTGTCGGCTGCTGCATCATGGGAGACTGATAGCCCACTCCCTGCCTGAGTTGAGTGAGGTTGTCTGGCATTGGCTGGCCGTAGTATGTTGGCATCTGATACGCATACGGATTGTAAGGCATCGTTTACTCCTCCTTATACCAGTAGTAGATCGGGCACTCCCTGCCGCTGTCCCAGCTGTCCCACCACTCGCCGTTGACCACAGCCAGAACGTGCCCGGAGCAGCCCAGCACATACACGCCGCGCGGATACTCCCGGGCAAAATCTGCCACGGTGTAACAGGTGGTGCAGTCTGCTTCCACCATGCGGCGCTTGAACCCGCGCTTTTGAAGGTACGCGCCCCATGTGCGGTTTGCGCTGGGCATATCGCCAAGGGCGTAACCGGTGAGCGCCAGCGCAATATACGCCTGCTCCCAGCTTTGACCGGTGGCCGCAGCTACCGCCCGCACTACGCAGTCCCCGACGCTGCTCCCGCGCGGGTTTGGGTTAAACCTGTGCCACATGGTGCGCCCCTCCCTTTGCGCCCATAGTACCTTTTCTGCCGAATCCGTGCGTTAAACGAACGTCAAACGAAGGACAAAAAAGAAAAGTGCCCACACGGCACAGGGCCGTATGAGCACTCAAACATTTGCACGCAACGCGTATAAAATTTTCAAAAAGGCCTTGACAACTACACGCAATGCGTGTATAATAAAGACAGTGAAAGACCCCGAACAAACACATGGAGGTAACAATTATGAAAAAGCTTACTGCTGACGAGTTCGCAGCCAAGGTTATGGCTACCGGTACCGAAATTGAGTACGACAACGGCGTTTGGATGATCTACGCGCACCTCACCGATGATGGCGACGTCAAGACCTCTCATCTGGACGCTCGCGACCTGATGGTCACTACCAGCATCGAACTCTCCGATGAAGAGGGTGAGGCACTCATGAACGGCAATCTGGACGACGTTGAGAGACAGGCCATCGTGGAAGATCTTTACCCGAAGTATCTTGAAGCTCTGGAAGATATGGAGTAAAGAAAAGTCCCCAGCCGATGCACAAACATTGACCGGGGAGATTTAAGAAGGAGAAAGGCAATGTACACAGCTGAACTTTTCAATATGGCAACCGACCCGGAAACATCCCGGGCAGCGTTCCTTAACAATGTCACCCTCAGCATCCCGGATGATGCCGACTGGTGCGTAGATCTTGACGCTGAGAAGGCAAGGCTGTCCACCATCTGGGATTTAGCTCATCTTCCAATGCGTGAGCTGGTGGCCCGCACCGGGCTGTCTCAGACCTCTTTCGCAAAGCAGGCGGGCGTCCCGCGGCGCACTGTGCAGGACTGGTGCGGTGAAAAGCGCACGTGCCCTACATACGTCAGATTCCTGTTGGCCGAGCACTTTGGACTGCTGTAAAACAAAAAATCCCCCACTTTGCCTACAGTGTACCCCGCGTGGAACGCAGGGCTTTGGCAAAGCAGGGGATTTTTTATGCCGCCGAAACGGCAAAGTCTAAAATCAAGAGCGGAACCGCCCACAGGCAATGCCGCTCTCTACAAAGGCCGTAGCCTTTCAAATCATAAATCGTATGGCGTATAATGCAAAGACGCATATACCGATAAAACCACGCCTATAAATGCACTATGCCAAAACGGAAGGACGGCTTTTAGAACGCTTGATGTCGCTCCAAAAATAATCAGAGCGAACAAAGCACGGGACAAAAAGTGATATATTTTATTTGCCATAATTCATATAAAATCGTTTCCCGCATAGTACGCACTGTGAGTAGGCGGGCGGGAGACTAAATTTCGTAAGCTGTGCGCTTGTGCTGACAGAAATCTTTAGGCCAGACCACACCAGCAATTCATTAGGCGAATTGTCTGTAAATATTATACCACAATCCGTGCAAAAAGAAAAGCGGCAGACCCGAAAGCCTGCCGCTTTGTTTTGCCAAGAATCAAGCTTCAGAAAAAAACATAAGATTACGAGTATCTGTAGCAATTCCAAACTTCGTCGGATTTATTGTAAGCATCGTCTGGACACATCCCAATTTTCAAGGCCAATTGATTTGATGCCACATTATCTTTTCGAGCTATCCACAACAGTGGTTTATTATCAAAATCAGATCTATGAGCTGTATACCATTTAATTGCCGATTGTGCAAGATTCAAAGCGTATCCATGTCCTCGATAGTTTTTATCATTTCTTGTTGCAACCGCTACATCTATATATGAACATTCTTCAAATAGGTCAAAAAACGCAACAGGAGTGTCGTCACTGATTTTTAAGAATCTTTTTATAACATATTCTCCTGCTGTAATTGTTAGATATTCATCGTTGTAAACACCAAGCATCCGCTGTTCCTCTGAAGATAGTGTTTTAACGATGTTATCTACAAGTGGTTTTGTTTTTGCTGTGACTTTTGCTCTTTGTTTATAAATATTATTTTTGTTCGTCATAAAACCCTAATTCTTCAGAAATTACGCTTCACTCCTTCCAAATAGAATTTATGAAGCATTTTTTCGTATTCACATCTACACTGTGGGCACAAATCCGAGACAACACCCTCGCCTTTCAAGCTCCATTTTTTATCATCAGGAACGTAATAACTTGTGACATTGTTTGGAAATTCATAATTCAAAGGCACTTAGGTCGTACAAATAGTATATTGCACATCCAGCATTTTATCAATGCCTTTCAGCCGGTAGCCTATCGCCGTCCGACTGTAATGCGTCTGTGCTGCAATGTCCGGCAGCGGAAGCCGCTCAACGTACCGCAGTAAGGCTATCTTACGGTCTACCCTCCCAAGCGGTGCGCTTTTGATGGCGGCGGTCATCTGCTGTCGGTCAAGCCCTCGCAGCGCAGGGGGCAGCACCACGCGAGCCGCCGCCACAGACAGCACCGAGCCAAAAAGGCTGCGGCAGCTGTCCGGCGTTGCGCACCATATTGCCAATGACGGCGAAACGGTGACAAAACGTCACCAGTTTGTTGACATTGCCGAGATGGTATGTTTTCGTAAGGCCACGAAAACGTGCGCAGACCATTTTCGTGATGTCACGAAATTGCTCTTGTGCGGCGAACATCCCGGTGACGTCACCGAGATGACGGTATGTAGTGCTTGCCATGATATCACTCCTTATTGTGAACAATGAGATAACGAATTGCGGAAATTTTGACGATAACGCTATCATTCGGGTTGTTTTGTTGCACACCGCTGAACGCAACGTATTCGCCATTTAGCCACAAAATATTTCCTTCCAACCGCATGAGCCATTTTCCGCTGCCATCGAAATCAGCGGCATGATTATCCAAGTCGATTTCGAGGTAAAAGCCATCGTTCTGTTTTGCAAAGTATTTTTGCAGAACAGAAGTGATTTCTTTCGTACTCATGTTTTCGGAATCGGCAATGACTTTGATGTAGTGATAATGAAACATTTTTTTGTCTCCTTACTCCTTGCTATCCAAAACGGTTACTGCATACACGCGGAGGTTTTCCAACTTTTCGATAACAGCCTTATAAGTTGCTTCCGTTGCGATGTGCGCGATGCGCTCCAGCTCGTTGTTCTCCTTTGATGCAGCGATAATTTCATCCGCAGATACGCGTTTCATGGATTCAATCAAATCGAGCAAATCTTCGACATTTACTGCATTCATATCATCGTTCCTTGCTTAGTGCCGCTTTCATGTAGCTCATAAATTACCCCTTGTTGATGGTAGGCTTCTTTTCTGCAAGTGCCTTTTTCATCATTCTGACGGCTTTTTCGATCACACTGTCCAGCACTTCATCGGTGATGAAAGGCTTCAGCCAGTCCGGCAGTGCGCCGCGCAGCGCGGCAAAGACCTGTGCCTTTTTCTTTGCGCCCTGGCCGCTGCCCATGATGCTGTCCTCGGCGATGGTCACGAGCTCCAGTGCCCACTGCTTGACGTACTGCTTGTAGCCCAGCCGGATGGCACCAACGGCCAGCGCGGCAAAGCCGATGAGCATCAGTACCAGTGCGATGGGTGCGGGGATAAAGTTAAACATTGCTTCCATGATTTGTTACTCCTTTCAGTAGGTAGTTGTTAATATCGGATTTGCTTTTTTGCATACCTTCGCGGTTGTTGCCGGACAGCTGCGAATCCAAAAGATTTTGCACGCCAACAAGGACGAGACGCATCTCTTCATCGAGGCCGTCAAAGCGGCGCAGGTCTCTTGCAAGGGCCTGTGCGTGCTGAAGCTGTCCCTGTTCCAGCACGCCAAGTCTTTTTTCGAGCGTATCCATTCGCTTGTTCTGCGCATCGTCGGGGGCCTGCGCCTTCTTGATGTACTTATGGATGATTTCCAGCACCTTGTCGATGGTGATGGCCGCAGCGCACAGGCTACCCAAGATGCCAAGCACCCACAGGAGAGCTTCTTTTTCGGTCATTTACCCTCCCGGAGACGGGTCAGACCCTTCTTGCTGATGATGCCCGCATAGTCCTTGTATGCGTGGGACATGTCCACGTTGGTGGTCACACCGGGTACACGGGCCTTGCTGGTGTACTGCCACATGCCAAAAGACCAGCTGGGTGCGGGCTTCTTCGTGCGGTAGGCAGCCAGCCACACGTCGTAGGGCTTCAGCGCCGCGCCGCCCATGTACAGGAAGGTGCTGCCGAACCACAGGCCGGTGTAAAGCAGAGCGTACACGCCCCAGCTTTCCACCGTGCTCAGCATGTAGGCCGTCAGGTCGGTCAGCGCGGCCTTGCCAAGCGGCTTCTGCACTTCGTCCTCGATGTCCACGGCCACCGGCAGCTCAAAGCTCCGGCCGGTGAGCAGCTTCTTGAAGTACGCCAGCTCCTTGTCAGCCTGCTCCCGGTTGACCGCCTTAAAGTAGCCATACACGCCGCAGGGGATGCCCAGCCGCTTGCATTCTGCGTAGTTGCGAGCAAACTGCGGGTCAGTGTATGGCGCACTGGGTCTGCCCTCCGCGCTGTTGCCCATGGCGCGAATCATCACGCCGTCCACCTTGCCGCTTGCCTTGACCTTCTCCCAGTTGATCGTGCCCTGATATCGGGATACATCCATGATTTCAGCCATAGCGTCCTCCTTACTGTACGATCTCCTCAAAGCCGCTCTTGATAAGAATTGCCTTGACCTTCTCCTTCAGCAGGCGGGGGCAACGCTCGTACAGAGCCTTTGCGTCCTCCATAGTCTCAGCGAACATAATTTCCTGTGCCCACAACTTAGCCATCATACGTACCAACCTTTCTAATTTTTGTGTGATTTTATGCATAAACAATCTCGCTCATTTCAAGCAAGCATTGCTTGAGCATCTCGTTTTCTTTTTGCAGTGCCGCCACCGTGTCCGGCAGCTTCTCCAGGGCTTCGGCCTTTTTGCGCGCTTCTTCCTGCGCGGCCAGCTCTTCGGCGGTGTAGCGGATGTACTTCTGGATGGGCACCTGTTCCACCCATTCCTCCTGCGCCTGAACGCCGGGACGGTCAACGATCTTCTGCACGTCCTTGCCACCGTTTGGATACTCGGTCACGGTCTCCCAGTGCCACTGTTCCTCCACGCCCTCTACGGCGGGGTGGGTGATCTCTTCAGTGTCGTCCACCAGATACCCAAGGGTCAGGTCGGGGTTTTCCACGACCGCGCCGGTCTCGTCAATGATCTTCATGGTTCAAAACCTCCTTTCTCAGGCCACGCGGCGCCAGATGTGCACATAGTATGCGGCGGGCTGCACGGTGGCGCTGCGGCCGTAGATGGCATTAGACTTGGACGCATCCAGACTGAACTTATATACATCAGAAAAGTTACTGTATTCGCCCGTAGATGCGATCGCGCTGCCGGCAGTGAATGCGCCAGATACCTTATGTTCACCCTTTTTTACATCCGCGACAAAAGAGCCTGTGATGTTCGGCAGTCCGGCCTCCACGGTGGTGCCCGCTGCGTGGGCGTAGGACGCACCCATCAGCACCCGGTTCTGCGCAATCTCCTGCCATGTACCGCCAAACAGTGCGGCGGGACTGGTGTAACTGGTGCTCTGGTAGATGCTGCCCACTGGGTAGGCAGTTAGTTTGTCCACTTCCGGGATTACAATGTCAACACTCAGCGTACCATCGTCGGCCACAGAAAGTCCACTACCAACCTTGATTCCGCCGAGTGTTGTGGATGTGGCCGGGCGAATATTCAAATTCTTTAGGGCTTCGCCAACAGCCTTTGCGTCAGCCGGAGCGCCCTCGACGCTTAGCGTCTTGTCGGTGCGTACAATAGCCGCAGCCCTGTCCGCTTCAGCTTTGGCAGAAGCGGCAGAGCTTCCCGCACTCTTTGCGTCTGCGGACGCTGACCGTTCGCTTTGGGCTGCTTCGGCGGCGGAGGTCCGGGCGGCGCTTTCGCTCTCTGCAGCTGCTGCGGCCTTTTTCGTCGCGGTGCTGGCTGCTCCGGTGGCGGTTTGAGCGGCTTGCAAAGCAGCCTGCTGCTGGCCTGTCGCTTCCTCGGCATACTGCTTGACGTACTCCATGCCCTGTGCGATGTCCTCACGGACTTCCACGCCGCGCTCAGCCTTACGGATTCCCGCAATGGCTTCATCAAAAGTTTTATCCATAAAACACCTCCTGTCTTATTAGCCTGACATGTACCCTTTGAGCGATCGACTCAAATCGTAAGCATCGGACGCTTTGCGTGCACTCAAAGCCTGCAGGTCGCTGATGCTGGAAAACTCAGTGCCAAATGTAAACTCCTTTTTATCCGGCGAATCCAACGGCTCAACAAGCTTGGAGCACAGCAACCAGGTATCTACACCATGCGGTGCAGAGAAAATGTGCGTTTGCTTTCCAATCGCAATACGGCTGACATCAATATCAGCGTCTTTCAGATCGACTGCTTTGACTGTCATGCCGTTCAGATAGCGCAGATTTTTGGCAAGTTCTTCCTCTGCCGCATCCAGCAAAGACTGCGGCGTGCTTTCGATGCCTTCAATAAAGATCACTTTTGTGATGATGCCAAAAAGCTTTTGCGCAGCCAGATCGTTTGCGGTTTCTGTGATGGTCTCGCCCCACGAAAAAACAAGCCATGTTATCTTTTTGGCACCTACCGCGATCACCCGCGTGTAGATATCCTCTGCTTTGACGTTGTTGGTCAAATCCAGCAGGTTTGTTCCAAAAGCCACCGTCTGGCTGTTTTTATCGGTGATCGCCTGCAGATAGTCCAGATACCGGCGCGGTTTTCCGTCAGGATCTTCTGCATGGCGCAGCACCAGATATCCGCCGTACTTTTCAACCAGCTCACTCTGCAAGATGTCCCATGTAATGCCGTAGTTTTTTCCATCGCCAAAGCTGTATGTAGGTTCCTTCACATCAAACAAAAAGCGGGGATCCGTCTTGCCGTTGATAGCAAGGATGTATTTCCCGTTTTGCTCGGTGATCTTAAAGGTCTTGGATTCAGATGCCTGCTCAACGTTGTAAATGGAGTACGTGCCGAAATTCTTGTTGCAAGTACCGCAGACGATTTCGGCTTTTTTCACTTCGACCTTTGCGGCGTACGTTTTGCCCTTTACATAGGCTGCAAACAGACGCACGCGGAAATTGTTGCTTCCAATCCGTGAAATAATGCGACCTTCCGCAATGTGCTCTTCATCGATTTCCCAGCTCAGGCAGGAAGCTTTGTTGATCTCTGTTTCCTCATAGAAAATATTCGTCTTTCCATCCACGGGATCTACAATTCCCCAATGGTAAATGTAATCTCCATCATTAGAATCGTAGCTGTAACCCACCTGCACGACTTTGATGCCGTCGATATAGGGCACGATCATGGGAATGTCCATTTGCACATTGCCAGGAGTAAAAGCTTTGTATGCATCTACCATTCCGTTGTGGTTATCGCAGATCCATTCCAAAAACTGCGAAAAGCTCACATTTTTTGCAGCGTACGGCGCAAGACCGCTATCATTCAGATACGCAAGCTCTCCTTCGCAGTAGATTTTCTGACGCATCAAAAAATCCTGCTCATGGCTCATGGGGCGGCCCTGCCAGATGGAAACGCCGTCCTGTTCCACCTCTACCGTAGTGCGCAGCTTTTGCAGCGCAGAGTGTGCCACATTGCCCAGCGGCATGGTAAACTCAAAAGAGCCAGCTTTACCCACTTCGCGGGTCAGCGTGGGGCTGATGAGCTTTTTCGTGTCGGTAATGTCGCTGATATCGTGGATACAGACCTTAGTTTTCCATGTGTCTACATCCGTCTGCACACCAGCATAAACTTTGTAGCTCATAGACTTGCCCCCAAATACTTGATACTGATGCTGCAGTCTGCCGATGCAGCAAAAACGAGGGTGCCCACCACACCGTCCGGCATAGTAAGCCCCTCGATATACTGCCAGTCGGTGGACTTGGCCAGAATGCCCACCTCAAAGCCATTGAGAGACACCGCGATGTTTGCGGCGGTCTCGCTGCGCTGGAAGTAGATGCCGGCCGCACGGGGCGCACCGGTGATGGACACCTCTTTGTCCTCGCCCGCCTTGAGCGGGATATTCGTGTAGTTGCGCACGATGTCCGTTTCAAAGTTGAAATCGTCCCACAGCCAGTCGTTAGTGCCGTCGTAGACGCTGCGCTTGAAGGGGTTGCAGGTGCCGGTGATGGTAAAGGTGCTGGAAAGCCGGTCGCGGGAGGGTGTGACTTTCCAAAGCCCTTCCCAGTACCACGCCGGGTCTTCATCAAAGCGGCACTGTAGCCACTTGCCATGAATGGCATTGGCAATGGTGCTTTCGATGTAAGGCCACTTGCTTTTTGGCGCGTTGCAAAGCAGCTCCATGGTGATGGTGCGCTTTTTATAGTGCACCTTGCCATCGTCCCATGTGGTCAGGTTCAGCAGCGAATCAGCGCCGGTGACCTGCACAAGGTATTCTTCCGGTTCTGCCGCGCCGATTTTAGGGCTGCCTACCTTGAGGTACAGCCCCCAATCTGTCAGGGTGTGAAAATTGCCGATTTTTGCCCCCAGAAGCTTTGCCATTACACACCCCTCGCTTTCCGTTCCACTGTCACGCCGATGCGTGCATCTACGTTGGTCGCCATGCGGGTCGACAGCACGCCCACCAGTTCACCGGAATCCATGACCACCTGACCCTTGCCGATGTCTGGCAGATGCTCGTCCAGCATCCCCTCGATGCGTTCCAGAATGCTGGTCTGCCGGTCACCAATGGACTGCTGGCCGGTGACGCGGTACTGCAGGGCTGCGCGGGTGGAGAAGGTGCCCAGGCTGTCATACATGCCGGTTTTGTCAAAGGGGCTCTGGTAGTGGCTGACAGGCTTCTGATTATTCTTCTTGTCCATCCACATGGCAAGGCCAATGCCGCCAGCGACAGCGCCCACGCCCAGGATCAGGGCAAGAATGGGATTTGCTGCAACGAAAGACACGATAGTGCCCAGCGCAGAGGTGATGCCGCCTGCCATGCCGGAAAAGCTCTGGACGATGCTGCCCAGAGCGCCGCCCACGCCGCCGGACTTTGCAAGACCGTCGATGATCTCGCCAAAAGCCTTGACCGAATTGGTCACACCGTCGATATCGGATTTTACCCCGCCGTCAGAAAAAAGCTTCTGGAAGATATCAAATGCCTTGCCGATGCCGCCACTGAAGTAGCCCTCATTGACCGCGGTCAGTGCGTCCGTAAGCCACTTAGAGATCACGTCACGCTGCCCCTGCGACACTTCGCCCCAGATCAGATTGACAAAATCCAGCCCAAGACTTGCCCAGTCACCGTTTTTGGCGTCTTTGAATGTGTTCTTTACCAGCCCGAAAATGCCCTTATCCAGCTGGCCGGAAGCCTCGCTCAGCTGCTGGTCAATGCGGCTTTGGGTACCCTTTACGCTCTTGTCGATCTCGTTGGAGGTCTCCGTCACCTTGTCTTGAATGCCGTCGATGTAGGTGATGATCTTCTCATAGGTCTCCGCGCCGTTCTCGCCGATGCGCTGCCCGGTCTCTGTGACGGTCTTCTTGATATGCTCGCTGCCGTCCGCGTACTTTTCCACCGCCTGCTGCACCTTTGTGGTGATTCCGTCAACGGTGGTTTCCGAGACGTTGGTAAAGGTGCCAAGCAGCGTTTTTGACATGTCATCATAGGTCTTTGTGACTTTTGTGACCGTGCCGTTGACTTTGGTCTCGACCTGTTTAAAGGTCGTGGCAACACCGTTCACCATCTCCTTGCCAGTCGTGGTGGTGGTCTCGGTGATGCGGTCTTTGATCTTGCCGGAGCTGTCCTTGACCTTCTCGGTAAGGGTCTGGATGCTGGTGGTCACAGTGCCCAGCGCATTCTGTGCGGTGGTGGTAGCCGTGCTGGAGATGGACGAAATGACCGTTTCGGTGGTGGACTTGGAGCCGGAGGATCTGGATTTTTTGCCAGCGGAAGAACCAGACGGGCTGGTTGTAATGGAGCTGCCTCTGTTGCCACTGGCTGCTGCCGCTTCCGCCTGACGCTCCGACCAGCTCTTGTTGCTGATGCCAATGCCATTTAATGCATTTTCCCGCATCCTGTTACGGTTACTCTTCCGGTTATTTGCATCCGCGTACTCTTCGTAGGTATCGAAGTCTGCTGTGGCGGCTTTTCCGAGAAAACGGTTGAGTTTATAGCTCAGCTGATCCAGCCATGTGGTGGCTTTGCTCGCGAAGTCCTTGAGAGCGTTTTTTGCCGTGTTGATAGGCTCCGTCAGGCCGGTGATCGCGCCTGCGAGACCAATCCAGCCGTCCGTCTTGTAAGCTTCCTGTGCTGCGACGAGCATATCGTTCAGATTGCCGATTACAACGCCGATGCCGCCGGATAAATCGCCGGTCAGCAATCCTGCCAGCTGGCTCACGTTATCTTTCAACGTGGATACCCGGCCATTCATGGTCTGGCTCTGGGTGTCCATGCTGTTGTAGTAACGCCCGCCCTCTTCAGATGCGGCCTGCAAAGCCTGCGTCAGCAGATCATAACTGATGGTCATGTTCTGCACTTCGGCGGTACTTTTTCCCGTGTAGTCGGCAAGAATGCCGTACACGTCGATGCCGGCATAAGCAAACTGCTTGATATCGGCCGCTGTAGCCTTGCCGGTGTTGGCGATCTGCTGCAGGTTTTGGGACATGCGGTTCAGCTCGTCGTTGCCGCCACCGGTCGCAGAGACAGCGTCGCCCAGCGCCATGATGGTATCGCGGGCATAGGAAGCGTTTTCGCCCGCAGAGATCAGGTACTGGTTGGCCTGTGTCAGGCTCGCCACGTCAAAGGGAGTTTTTGCCGCGTCTTCCTGGATCTGGCTCATGACCTGCTGCGCCGCTTCCGCGCTGCCCAACATGTTGGTAAAGCCAGTGGTGTATTTCTCGATCTGGGCGTTGTACTCAATGCCGGAAGAGATGAAACCCTCTGCGGCACCGAGCGCAGCGGAGCCAAGCTTCGAGAAAATGCCCGCCATGACCGTGCCTTGCGCAATTGCACCGGCCAGAGACTTGCTGGACGCTTTATCCGTGGAGCTGGCAAAGCCATCCATGCCGTTGTTTGCAGCTTTCAACGCGGTCGTGGTTGCCCTGAGCTGCGCTTCTGCCTGTGCCAACATGGTCTTGAGATTTTTGGTTTCAGAGGACGCTTTGCCGGTCTTGCCCACCGATTCGTTGTAACGTCTGGTCAGCTCCACTACGGCCTTTGCGGCCTTGCTGTACTCTCCTGACAGCGAAGAAACGGTTTTTTTCGTTTCGGATTGCACATTCTGGATGCCCTGCCGGTAGGCGCTGTCGTCCAGCCCGAGGGTGGCACTCAATTCAAAAAGTTTCAGGTTTCATCACCCCCGTTCAGGCCATTTTTAATGTGTGCTATCACTTCATCAGCGGACGGCTGCGGCGGCTGTGGGCGGTTTTCCACAAGCCCGGCCACCATGTCGTACCACCGCTCTTCCGCGCCTATAAGGTGCGCCAGAGCGTCCGTCATGTACGCCTGATAGCTGAGTGTGATGCGCTCTTGCCGCAAAGCGTTCAGGCAGTGCTGCAAAATATACGGCCTGCCAAACAGCCGCAGCGCGTCCGGGCTGATGGAAGAAATCAGGCGTCTGTACCCGCCAGCACCAACGGCAGACACCAGAGCAAAAAATCCATCACATCATCGTTGTTCAGCAGCTCTTTTACCGCGCGCATCTTCTTGAACGGGCCGATGTTTTCAACCACCCCGTTTTCATCCACGTCCGGCTCATAGAGCAACGGAAGCAGCTTTGCGGTGGCAGCGGCATTGTCGAACAGCAAGCTTTTTGCCATAGCCTGAATGTTCTTTTTTGCCTGCTCCTTCTTCTTCTGTTCCAGCTCCTCCGGCGTTTCCTCGCCGGTCAGAACCGGCAGAACCTTGCGCAGCTCCATGATCTTGGATTTTTCCAAGACCTCCTCTGCCACATCGGCGATCTGCCAGCAGTGGCGCAGAAACTCTTCATCGGACAGCTCTGTCAAAAATTTCATGCGGTGTCCTCCTTATGCTGCGGCCTTGGGGCTGTAGTACCACTCCATAGGCACGGCGTCGTCACCCATCCGGGGGCAGCCGGTCAAGGTGACGGACAGATTGCCCTTGCCCTTGTCGGTGGTCTTGAGGGACAGGCCGCCGGTGGAGAGTGCGTTCATCAGCTTGACGGCCACAAAGCCGCCGTCGATGGTATCGCCCACCCACCAGATGTCCTTGAAGTCTCCGGTGCTGGCGGTGGGATTCAGCGTCATACGGGGCGTGACTTTCTTGTCACTCACATCCGCAGCGCCCAGCGCCAGCTTGATAACGTCCGTTGTGACGTTCAGGGCCGTAAAAGCCAGCGTGCAGTCGTAGTCCTCGATCTGCATCAGCTCTGCGGTGTTTTTCTGGCAGTTGTCCACATCATCGCCAAGGTCGGTGATGTTGGGCTTGCACTCTGCCGTCACGCCGCCGGAGGTGGCGCAGATGATGTCTGCGTCCTGGATCTCGGTCGTGCCGGACGGGTCAAATTTGTTCAGCACGACACCGGCATTGATCTGCATGGACTCGAATGCTTTTGCGCTGATCTTGGTAAACTTTCTTGCCATATTGCTCCTTACTCGCAAAATTGCGTGATTTCAAAATTGAGGTATTCGCACAGATACCCTTCAGGCGGGTTGTCGAGGGGCTGTGCCCATGGGGTGCCTTTTTGCAAAAGAATAGCGCCGCCCTCACAGGAAAGCGTTATGCTGTCCTCGAGGGCTGCGCTGATCGTATCTTCTTTTTGCAGGATGGGGGCTCTGCCGCCCTTGCTGGGGTACCACAGCCGGGCGTGGAAGGATGCCGTTTCGTTCCACCCGCCGGGGATGGTGGGCTTGTAGGTCAGATAGGGCAGTGAAGCGGCAGGAGGGATGTTATCTTCCAGATAGCCCGGGATGCCAAAGCCGTTAAAAAAGGCGTTCAGCGCCCGGTTGATGCTCTCAGACGGTCCCATTACGGCAGCACCGCCTTTTTGCACTTCACAGCCCGCAGGCCCATGCCGGATTCTGTCGGGGCGTTGCCCTCATCGGCTGCGCTCGTCACCTGAAATGTCTGACCGTCGCTTGCCCGCTTGATGTAGTCCGGGAAGGCCAGCGGGACACCGGTGTTGACCAGCAGGGTATAGGTAGATGCCGTGTCGGCCTGCTCTGCCACCTGAGCTTCCACGGTGGTATCGTGGCGCTCTACGGCCTCAAATTCCGGGCCGTCCGTCCAGCCGGACACAAAGCCGCCGACGCCGTCCGGCTCATAGCTGCGGGTCTGGAAGCGGAATTTTTTTGTAAAGCCCTGCATCACGGTGGATGCAGTGAACGCGTTGACCATGTCACATCTTCCTCCACTGATTGATCTCGGATTTATAGCGGGTTTTGCCGTCGGCGGGCAGCCCGTCCGTGCCTGTAGCCATCGTGCCGGACCAGCCGCCGAAGGACTGGGACACATACACGCCGCCGGACGGGAGAGCCTTGTCGTATGCGTCGATTTTTTCAGCCAGCGCCACAAAGTCAGGCGGCACGCGCATGGGCTGCACCGTCCCGGTGAAGGTCTCGGCGGTCAGATCGCCGTCCCCGGCCTTGTGAATGCCGTCATTGAAGATGGATCCGCACACGAGGAAATACTGCCCCGGCACTACCCCGGCGGGCACGGTGTCCGGCTCAAAGGCGAACTCCCCGGCAACGGGGTCGTCCGCCCGGTCAAAAAAATTGTGCGTGTAGACGCACAGCTCCGGTACAGTCATGGGGTGTCCTCCTTACAAAGGGGCGATCACTCGCCCGGGGTAATGGTCTCGACAGCGATACCGTCCAGATACTCAGCAAACAGGGTCACGCCCATAATGGCGTAGCTCTCGGAGGTTGCGGTGCTGTAGTTTGCCTGAGTGTGGAAGCCGATGAGGTTGCTTGCCTCGCCTGCGGTCCGGTAGACCAGACCTGCGCGGGCAAACTCGCTATCCGCAGGATCCACATAGTACATGACGATGTTGTCTACCGGGGTGGCAATAACCTTTCCCTTCGCGATCTCACTGTCGGACAGCAGGAAGATGGTGTTGTAGCCCATGAAGTCCTTGATGTACTGGAAGCCGAACTGGTTCTGCACGGTGATATTGGCATTGCCCAGATAGTCGTACACGTCCATCACGTTGACAAAGCCAACAACGCCGGTCACGGTGCGATGCATGGTCTTGAACTTGTTCTCGACCGCGCCCTTGGCATGTGCCAGCGCCATCTGGAAGGTCTTGGGAGTGCCCTTCAGGGTGCCGGTGTTCAGGAACTTGTAGAACTTATCCGTTACCAGAGCGGTCAGGTCGTACAGGAACTCATCATCGGTCTTCTGCACGGCGACATCGTAGCCGTAATTCTGGATCGCCTCAAGGGTGACAGACTTGCCGTACTTGTCGATGGTGATCTTGCCGTACTCCTTCTCCTTGACGGTGTACTTGCTGAACGGGATCTCTTCGCCCTCGCCCACGGTGCCGCTCTGCAGGGTGCCCTGTGCATACTTGCTTTTGAGCACGGTGCCAGGCTGCATCCGGATAGGGCGCATGATGCCCAGAATGGTGCGCAGATGGTCCCAGTTGCGCTGGAAACGGGTCACAAAGTCGATTTCACGCGCGGCTACGGTGATATCGGTGGTCATGGTGATATTTTCTTTTGCTGCCATGTATTAGTCCTTTCCGCCGCCTGTAAACAGGTCGGCATTTGCAGCAATCGCAGCCTGGCGTTCGCCAGCGTCCTTGATTGCAAAAATTTGGTCTTTGGTCATTTTGGAGCCGGTGTTGGTGGGCGGGGTGTCCACCTTCGCGCCGGTGGTGGTCGTAGTGCCTACGAAGTCGCTCCAATCAGCTTTCAGGCTGTCGGCGTGCTTCTTGGCGTCCTTGACCTCGCCTTTATCGTCCAGCTCCAGCTTGTCGATATCCTCGCCAGACAGCCGCACGACCCGATCAGCATACTTGTCCAGTACCCCGGCGGACTTCAGCAGCTCCCGGAACTTGACTTCCTTGGCTGCGTGGGTGTCCTTCTGAGTCTGCTGGGCCTTGTAGTCGGTCAGCGCCTTTTCAGCGGCTTGCTTGCCGCTGTTGGCTGCATCACGGTCCTTCTCGGCCTGTGTGCGGGCTGTTTTTTCTTCATCCAGCTGATTTCTGAGTCCGTCCGTCTCCTTGTGCAGGGCGTCCAGAATGGCTTCGACCTTGTCATCGTTGGAGGTTTCGGGGTTCTCCAGAATCGTGCGGATGTCAGCTCTTTTGAGTGCCATGTGATAGTCCTTTCTGCCCTTGCTCGGGCTGCCATGCTTGGCAATAAGGTTTATTTGCCGGACGTGCTGCCGGTGTGGTGCCGCCTGCGGGGCTTGAACCCACGGCCCCCGGATTAAAAGTCCGGTGCTCTGCCAGACTGAGCTAAAACGGCATAAAAAAGCGGCTGACGCTGTGCACCAACCGCTGAATATTATGTTTTACGGTTTTACTTCCACGCTGGGCAGGATGTCCGTGTGGAAATAGAGTTTATAGTGGTACGGGTCGGTATGGGTGCCGGTAATGTCCTCCACCACATACATAGTGTAGCCGTTAAGGTAGATGTAATTCTTGCGGTAGGTATCAGGGCCGATTTTCACAGTGCAGACCAGCTCATTGTTTGAGTTGTTGGAAATGGACATGTAGCCCTCGGCTTCCATGATCACCTTATCCGTGCGGGCGTTGTAGACGGTGATCTTGCGTTCACTCTCAAAGTAATCGGCCTGCTTGGAGATGTTGGCGTTCGCCTTGTCAGCCTCAGAGCAGCCGCACAGACACAACACGACCAAAAGTGTAATTACTGCAAAAATCTTTTTCATGTTTATTCTCCTTTGCAAAAATCCAAGCCTTCTTTGATAACGGTTACCTCTTCTTTGCTGAATATCGGCTTATCCGCGTCAACCGATACCGTTATCTCAACCTTTGCTCTACCCTCGCCATAAACCAAATCGCAAAGGGCTTGCAAGTTTTTAGTGGCTTCTTTTCCTTCCTCTAAAAACTTTTTCCTCAGCACTTCTTTTTCTCCGAAGCTCTCGATTGTCAAGAGCTTCTTTTTGGTTTCCTCAATATCTTTTTCTGCCTGTTCTGCAATAGAGAGCCCTCTTTCTTTGAGAAAACAATGCATTGTGAGCAAATCTTCAAGTCTCTCTTTTTCTGTCATGTTATTCTCCCTTCTCTGCTTCCTCCACGGCGATCTGCCGCAGTTCGTCAATGTGGTCCTCCACCGCCGGGCGGAGGAACGGACGGGCTTTCATGCCCCGGGTAAAGTGCCACTTGCCGTTGAAGTCCTTCCAGACCCACGGCGTTTTTCGTCCGTTGCCCTTCTCGGCAAAGATGCCCGTTCCCAGCTCCACATAGACGCTGTAAAACAGGTTTGAGCCGATGGTCACGGTCTTTTTGGCGAGGTCGAGGGCAAAGGTCAGGCTCTGCTTGAGCGCGCCGCCCACATAGCCCTCTATGCCCGTGCTGTCTGCCGTGCCAGTAGGCACAAGCAGCTGGGCGTAGTCCTGCACTTTCATGCCCCAGATGGTCAGCACCCGCTCTGCCCATGAGTCCAGAGCTTCATGCAGTTGCGGGGTGTTGTCGGTGAATTTGATGTCGTAGTTGAATTTCATTTTATTGGCTTATCTTCTTCTCCTGCTTTGCATCCTGCTTACAAGCCTGCTATTTCTTGCTGTCTTTCTGTATTCTTTATTTCCACCGGGAATCCCCATTCCCAGCTCATAGTCTGGCTTTGCGTCCCTTTCTTTTTGCCGTCTTTTCTTTATTTCATCCATTTTTGATTTGGATAAAGGCGACACTTTATTGTTCTTAAAAAGTTTTTGCGCCATTTGAGAAGAAATAACACGACTTGGGTCTTGTAAATTTCTGTATTCTCCTCCAGCTGCTCTAAAATAAGTTTGCTTTTTCCCTTGAATAACCACTTCAAATCCGCCCGCTCTCGCAGAGCTGCCCGAACCTCTTTTACTCACGGTAATGCCTCCTCTCGTATTGAAACGGCTTGATTTTGGTCACGTTCCAGTCAAATTCTGCCGGGCACTTGCCGTACCACAAAATACCGCTTGGTTGCAGCACTTCCAGCGCCTTGCGGCAGTGTTTGGCAAAGCATTCTGCTTCGTACGGGTCAGACTGTGTGCCGTGGCTCGAAATGCTCACGATGGCGTTTCTGGGCTCACCATCAAAGCACCAGTCATAGCTTTGCTCGCCGCACCAGCAGAGCGTTGGAATGACGTGGATGCCGTGCGCCTGCCAGTATGCAGCCAGCCAGTGCTTTTTGTAGTGCATGAAAAGCTGCACTGCAAGCGGCATATCGCTGTAAAGCGAAAAATCCGGCGAACATACCGCGCCGAACTGCTGCAAAAGCGGGATATACTTGTCCGGGTTGTTCCAGAACCGTTCAAACTGGTAATCGTCCTTGTAAAAATGCACGCCTTTTGTGGCCTTGTCTTTGGCCGTCAGCGCATAATTGACCGGGATCCATTCCAGCTTGTCAATGCGGATGTCCGTTTCCGGCTTGATTTCAGGGATGCCATACTTGCCCACGCCCGAAAAAATCATCTTTTCGGTGTTTTCCATCGGCAAGATCACAGTTCATCCCTTCTTTCTCTTGCGTTCTTCCGCCCACCACATTTGCTCTTTCTCTTTGCCGCCCTTGGATTTATACCACTCGGTGTAATCCATGACGGGGATGGTCTCTTTGGTCACATTGTCCCGCTGCATGGCGTTCTGCCTTGGATACTTGCCCAGCGCAGAGGACAGCACACAGCGGCAGTGGTAGACCATCTCCGGCGCTGCGTTGGGGTCTCCGGGGCGCTGAATCTCGTAGCCCATGACCTTGAACGGCTCGTCAAGGTCTGCCGTCTGCTGGTCAAGCAGGCGGTGCATCTCACGGGTGCGGTAGTCGTGGGTGGAGTTCCACCGCTTTTTGACCTCGATGCCCAAAGCCTGGGCGTTTCGCATCTGCTGCAAAGCCCCCGCATTCTGGGCCCCTGTCAACGCTGTAATGGCATTGTTCATGGCCCAGTGGATCTCTGTATCAGCCATGCCGTTGACGGCCTGCACGGCGATGTCGTGGACGCTCTTGCCCTGCACGATGCCCTGCATGACGTAGCGGTTGAACACCCGGGCGTCATAGGTGCGGTTGCTTTCGCTCTTGATGCGCTTGTTTGGCACCATGCGGGGGTTCTCCTTCAGCAGGAGCTTGACCGCCTCGGTGTTGTACAGGGTCAGCCCGAACGTCACGCCTGCGGCCTGTTCCAGCTCGTAGAACGTCCAGTTTGCGCCAAAGGAAAAGATGTTGTATTGCTCGTCCCTGGCCAGCTTGTAGGCCGTCTCTTGGGCTGTGGTGCAGGTCTGCGTGATGCCGTCCAGCTTGGCGTGCATCAAATCGGACTGAAAGACCTGATTTTGCAACCAGATTCGGTAATCGTCCTCGGTGATCTCGCCTGCGTCCAGCTGTGCCCGCTTGCGCTCGTCCAGCGCTTTGTACTTTGCAAGAAACTCGGTCAGCTGCTCCTGCATCTCCCGGCGGGCAGTGCCGTACACCCGGAGGATGCGGCGGCGCAGGCGGTTCAGCTGGCGGGTAGAGATGCGGTCACGGTCAGAAATCACGTTTCATCACCGTTGTTCTCCCCCTCGCCCACGGTCTCCCGTGCTGCGCTCTCGGCCATCAGCGCGGCCTTGGCCTGCTCCTTTTGTTCCGGGGTCAGGTTTGGCAGCAGGCCAATGGCCATGTCCTGCCCGATGATGGCGGCCTCGGAAATCACCATGCTGACCTGTTCGGCTGTGTTGGTGATCTTGCTGCGGTTGAATGTCGGCATGGCGTTGTCAAATCCAGCCAGTGCGCAGATCTGCCGTATGAACGGCTTGACCTGAGCCTCGAAATCGTCCGCGTTCTGGTTCAGCGGTTCATAGGCTGCATCCAGATGGTCGTTGGTGCTGTCCGCGCTCACACAGTGCACATCCAGACCGCCGAAGTCCTCATACACCCGGGTGTGCAGCAGTTCCAGCAGCGCCTGCCGGGCCGTCACAGGAATCTCGGTGGTGTAGGGGGTGATCTTGCCGCCCTCGCTGGTGTCTGCGCCTGCAATGTGGTACAGATTCAGCTTGACAAGGAACTCCTGCAGCTCGTCATCGGTCATTCCGTTGAAGTTCTCGCACAGCCAGTAGATCTGCGAAAAGTCCTGCAGGTCATTGCAGAAGCCGGACATCACCAAATCGGTGTTGTCAATGTAGGCTTTTAAGCCCACAAGCGTGCTCTGGTGCAGGTCGGAGCCCCACAGTGGAACAATTGGCAGGGCGCTGTAGTTTTCGCCCTCCACGCTTTCCAGCCCGCCGCCGGGTGTGGTGACGGTCACGCTCTTGTATGCCTGCTTCGGCGTTGTCTCTTGCATCACATTGCCGATTTTGCTTTCCGTGTACTCAGTGAAGCCGTCCAACTCGTACAGGATATAGTGCATATCCGTGTCCGGGTTCAGCCGCCAGAAGCGCACACCCGCCTGCAAAAGTCCTGTCTTTTCATCGTACAGGGGAGCAAACTCGGTCAACTTGAAAACCACCAAGTGGTCGTTGTTCCAGAATCCGAAGCTCTCGCCGTGGATCAGGGCGAAATATCCGGCCTTCTGGATCTGCTCGTCGAAGTTCTGCCCCAGCCTGTCCTTGTCCACGCCATCGTCCGAAAAGACCACGCCGTTGCCGAGGGAGTAGGTCGCTCTCTGTTTGTTGAGCCGCCGGAAAAGGTTGCTCTTGACCATATCGGGGTGTGGGGTGTCCTGCTTGGTGTTTTTGGACAGACGTTTCAGCATCAAAGCGTAAGCCTGCGCGAAACGTTCAGCCCCCGGGTTTTTCTGCGCGTCGTACAGGTCGGCATCCAGCGCCATCTTGTACGGTCCGGAACTGCAGTGCTGCTGCACGAACCGCCGGATGAAATCAGTCTGTTCCCCGTCGGCTTGCGCCTGCTGGAAGGTCTGGAATGTGTATACAGTGCTCAAAATCAATCCCTCAGTTTCACAAGGCGCTTTGTGCGCACAAAGTAGCGGATAGCGTCCATGCAGTGGTCGTTGACCTTCAGCACGGTGTCGTCTTTGTCCGGGTCCCAAGCGTACACGCCAAACTCTTCCAGCGTGTGCTTACAGTCTTTGTAGATCTTCAGCCGCCCGGTCTGCAGCATTGTCTGCACGTCCAGAATGCCGCTCAGAACGTCGTTATTTGCCGGGGTCTGGGTAAAGCCGTTTTTGCGCAGCTCTGTAATCAGGGGCAGGGCAGAGGGGTCAACGATGATCCTCTCCGGCTTGAGTCCGTTCAGCCACGCCTTGAGGTCTGTGACGTACTCACCCACGGTCTTTTGCCGCTTCTGTTCGCGGCCGCTGTAGTAGTACTCCCGGGTGATGATCCAGCAGTCTGCATCTGCCTGCTTCTGGAACAGCAGAAAAGTCGTTGCGTTCTGGGTACCAAAGTCGCACGCCACATAGGCGCTCTTTGGAGACAGCGCCGGAAGCACATCAACAACGTGCTTTTTGCGGTCGAACATGTCATACACAAGGCCCTCCGCCACGGTCCACAGGCCCAGAATGTAGCGCTGATAGAAAACGCCGCTGTACTGGCTGCGGTATCTGTCCTTGATGTCCTCGGAAAGTGACAGGTTGTCGTCCATCGTGAAATGGAGATACATCATCTTTCGGGAACGGCACTTGCGCACCCATTCCAGATAAAACCAGTGCTGCGGGCTGCCCGGGTTGCAGTTAAACCAAAACTTTGACCCGGTGACAGAGCATCGGGCCGTGGCCTGATTGACAAAGCTCTGCGGCATCAGGGCCACCTCGTCAAAGAATGCCCCGGCAAGGGTGATGCCCTGGATCAGATCCTGGCTGCTCTCGTCCTTGCCGCCGAAAAAGTAAAATTCATTGGTCTTGCCGCCCTTGCTGACGGTCATGCAGTTTTCTGCCCGATGCTCCTTGACGTTGTAGCCACGGGCTGCAAGCTGCTGCTTGAGCGTGCCCAGCACATTGCGCCGGAAACTGGCGATGGTCTTGCCACACATGGCAAACTGCTGGCCGCTGTAGCAAGTCATAGCCCACTGGACGAAAGAAAAGCTCATGGCAAAGGTCTTGCCCGAGCGGATAGCGCCATCGGCAATAATGCCATTGTAGCCGCTGTATGCGCTCTGCGGTGTCCACCAGCTCAAGACTTGCTTTTGCCGCTGGCTGAGGGCTTTCCAGCGAAAACCGTTACTTTTCCGCATGGTCGTCCTCTTCCTCTGGCAGCATCTCCACGTCATCCGGCGGGCTGATGTCTGCGGCAGCATTCAATGCCTTTATCAAACCATCATCGTGACGTTCTTCCTGCTCCGCTTCTTTCGGCTTATCGTTCCAACCAAAATTAACTTGCAGGCTGAATCTTGCGCCGCCGTTTCCATCGCGATCATAGAGCCGTTCTTCGGCGTATCTCTCGCACCGTAGTTTCGCGCGCGTTATCGTGTCAGAAAACTCAGCCTTTCCTTGATAGTCAATCAAAGATTGCCGAGACTTAAATCCCAACGCCAAAGCTAGACCGGTGACCGTTTCTGGACGTTCGTCGATTTTTATCACGTTTCCGTATTTGTCCAAAACAGGCTTTCCGGTTTCGTCTTCTAGGACGCTTCCTTCGCAGCTTTTGAAGAACTCTTCGATTTTTTTCTCAAGTTCTTCTTTGCTCTCAAAGACGGGCGGTCTGCCTATCCTTTTGTTTTTGCTGTAGGTCACCGCCACCACCTCTCTAAACTCATGCAAAATAAAAACCGCCCGGAAATCCGAACGGTCAAAATATCGAATGTGCCGCCAGCTGGATTTGAACCAGCACCCACGGAATG